AGCCGCCCCAACAATTGTTGTAGGGCCGTCAGAAGGTGCCATGTAACGCTGCGCAGCAATGCCGGCAAAGCCAGAGATCACTGTCTTAACGTGCGGCCCAACCATCACGAACTCAGGCGAGCCCCCGTTGGTGAAGATGCCTTGCAGGACTGTTTTCAACATGGCTTCGGTCATGGCGCGCTGGGTGCCATCAGTAGCAGCCGCGTTTACAACGCCGCCAGATACAGTTGGATCTGCACCGCCCGTGCCGCGAGACGTGTTGGTCTTGATGAAAGCAGCCAAAGGCGCAGTCTTACGAGCGGTCGTGCTGTTACCAGCGACAGCTGCATGGTTCAAACCACAGAGGTTATGTTCCATATCGTTAGCAAGACGCTTGCCCGCTAAGCTGATCTGGTAGGCGACTTCTGCCCGTCGGCCCGCCAAATCTAGCGCACTCATTGTGTCGGACACGATGAAGTCTTTGCGGCTGATCTGCGTGTAGTTTCCCAAACGAACGGTTGGAGTAACTGCCGTGAAAGAAGCCAAGTCGTCGCCTTCCAGATGATGGTTAGCTGCAGCTGCGCCAAGGTCATCAGTCTGCCATTCAAAGAATGTGTTTGTGACTGAGCGACTCTTGGTCATGTTTGACATGAAAGGTCGAGTCTCAGGAGAGATCATAGTAATAATGTTAGAGAGATCTTCCCGAACGCCTTTAGCGTCGTACTTTAGAAAAGTGTTAGCAATAATGGTCATTAGTTAAAGCCTTCATAAAAGAGATTCAATCAATGAGGCTGCATTTTCTGCGGTGCCTCGCTCTTTGAGACGTTGATAGGCGGCTTTAGTTTTGCGAGCGCTTGGCTTGACTTGCTGTTGACGAGATCCTGACCTGACTGTCTTACCCGATTGACCAGCCTTGCGTGCTTTACGCACCCGGCTCTGGCCTTTGTCGAAGAGCATCGCCTTTCGCAATACTGCGATATGGCTAGCGCGCACAAGTGCGCCAAGCTCCTCTTCCGCAACGCCGCTATCAAGCAAGTAGCTCTTTAGTTCTGCGCGTTCTTTCGCGGCTACCTTTTCGTCTTTCCACTCTGGGATGACGTCAGGCAGTCGGGCTGCTTCCTGAGTAATTAACCCGCGCATTTGCTCCGTTTGCTCTTGAGCGTTGGCGTCATTCACACGCTGCTGCTCGATCGCAATGGCCTGCATCTTTTGCGCACGCTGCTCAGTCCGCAGTCGGTACTGTCGCTCTAAGCGACTTGCCTCTATCGGATCTTCCTCGTACATGCGATCGAAGTCCGGGGCTGGCTCGTCAAAAGCCTGTAGCTGCTGCTGCAAAGCTCCCAATAGCTGGGAATACTGTGTCCGCTCAAGAAGAACCGCGTCTCGGTCTTGTTGGAAGGCTTTACGCTCTTCCGCCAATGTCTGGCTCTTCTTGGTATAATCGGCCTGGCGCGAGTAACCGTTCTGAAGCTCATCAAGGCTAACCTCTACGTTTTCACCATTTATTTTTACGGTGAATGTTTCGGCTTGCTCTTGTTCGCCCTCGTCCTCGTCGTAGTCGTCATCCAGGTCTTCGGCATCTTCTTCTTCTGAGTCGAAGTCCTCTTCGGATTCTTCAAACTCAGCGCCCTCAAGTGCCTCGCCCCCCTCTAGGGACTCGTCAACGTCGCTTGAATCTTCGGCTTGCCCTTCTGCGGGTTCCATCAATTTAGCGATAGCAGCCTGGGCGTCGCCCAAGGTGCCCCCCATATATGGGGTTTGTTCTGTATCTATTTTATCACTCATCAGTTGTTCCGCTGTTTTGCGAAAGCAATCTCGTCGGCTGCTGCGCGCATCCGCACAACAATGTCGTCAAGAGCTTCCTGTTTTTGATGTAAGCGCTCCCGCATGAGGGGGTCACGTTCCTTGCACCATTGCTCGAAGTAATCGAGCCTTAGCATTTCGATTAGCTCGGCAAAGTCTTCGTCGTCTGCCAAGCGCTGTATGTTGAGTAAGGAGTTATGCGACAGGGGCATTCGGCACCTGTTGTTGTGCGGCCAGCTGTCTTACGAGCTCGCGGTCGCGATCGGCGTTAGCGCGTATCGACGCCACATCGACCTGCGCGCCATACCTGGCGTTCATCTCTGCTGCCTTGAGCACCAAGTTGGCCTCACTCTCGTCACGCCTGCGGTCGTCCTCTCGGATCATCTTTTCGCGTTCGAGCTCTAGCTCTGCCTGCTTCTTCTGAATGTTGGCTTGTATTTCCGCCATCTGAACCTGAATCAGCTGCTCGTTAATGTCGGGCTTTGGCGGCTCTTGAGGTGTCGGCGGCTGCTGACTGGGATCTTTGAAGAACCGCTGCGGGTCTTTGAAGCCAGAGACTTCGAGTATCTGCACCAAGGTCTGGTAGTAGTTCTCGACGCTGACCAGTGGGTTCTCTGGGCCAAGTTGCTGCAATAGCTGCTCTTGTTTTTCGGCGACCTGCTGCAGCATCTGCATACGCTCTACGTCGCCGCCCTTGCCAAGCGCTACGTTGCTGACAACGTCCATGTCGGCATTCCAGCGATCAGGGCTCATAGGCACAAACGTGTTGCGCAGACGAATCATGCGCGGCTTATCCATATGCTTGATGATCAGCTGAAGTAAGCCTTTGTACAGCCGCGTCATGCCGCCATCGGCGAACAGCCTGGCAATCATCTCGGTGCGCTGCTGAGCAGCGCCAATCGTCTGCTGCACGGCCATAAGCGTGCTGCTTTGCAATGCGCTAGGGTCAAGGCCATCAGCTGCCTTGCTCACGCCGGTGCGGTTCTCACGCATCTGGTCAAGGTAATCCAGCATCGGGAAGGCTTCTTTGCCAACAAAGGGCAAATTGAACGGCACAACAGCGCCAGGCTGACGCATACGAATCACGCCGCCAGCCTCGTTATTCATCACGTCTTCGAGGCTCGCTTGGCCTTCTACAATGCCGACACGCGGGTGCGTGCTCATCGCCAGGCTATCAAGGCTTGCCCGCAACACGGCGGTCTTGATCCGCTGAATGTCCATTGTCAGGTCAGCGATCGACATGCCAAACATCGCGTGGGGCTCTGGGTCTGGACAGAAAAACGCAAACGGCACCATGTCGGTCGGCTCATTGCGCAGGATTTCGTAATTGGGCCCAGCGCAGCAAATGCGTCGAAGTTCTGCTACGCCATCGCCGTCTGTGTCGATCTTGGCGTATGCCTCGACGTAAAGAACGCGGCGCACCATCTCTGAGTTCTCAAACGAGCTCTGCTGGTAGCGCTCGCGGGCCTCTACGTTAAAAAGCTCGAAGTCTGTGTCGCTGGTGGTGGCGTATTGCTCGATCTCGTCGGCGTCGTAGCCGAGCTCGACCATGTCGCTGATGGTCAGGTACGCCCGGTGCGCGACTAGGTCAGCGTCTTCTAGGCTGCGCGCGTTGCGGTTGATGACGATCTCTTCGGGGGGCACCGACTCAACCTTAATTTTGCCAATCTTCTTGCGGTGGGTGACGCGAACGGAGTGCATCGCCTCTGGGTTATCGCTCGACGTCATGCTTTTCAGCATGTCGATCTCGACGTCGGGGTTGCTGTTAAGCGCAGCCAAGGCTTCGTCGTCTAGGTTTTCGAGCTCGTAGCTCTGCGTCTTTTCCGACTCGTCGTAGCAATACTTGATAAAGCCAGAGCCCTTCACCAGCGCGTCTTTCATCGTCGCGTAGATGATCTCGATGTAGCTCTGGTCTTGATCCTGATTGAGTATGTAATTCACATAATCAGTCGCCTGCTTGGCCATTTCGACGTCTTCAGGGCCGGTCGGTGCGTATTCCACAACGTGGTCAGAGCCACAAAAAATGCGCATAAGAGACGGCAGCATCGCCTGTACGGTATCGCGTACATCCATCGTTTGTGCGGTGCTGCGGCCCTCTTCTTCGTTGCCCAGGGGATCGCCGGCGTAATATTCCGCTGCGACTGCGCGCTGGGGCGAGATTGTGTTGTCAATGAAGTCCACGGCATCTTCGATGGCGAGCGTGATTGCGGCTTGGATCTCTTCGCGTCCATGCCCATGTCTTCTTCGATGAATTCGTCGTCGTATAGTTCTGCCATCGTTATATTCCGTAAGGTGCCAATAGGCCGCCAAATGCCTCAAACGGCGCGCGAAAAGCAGCGCGCTCAGCTGGGTCTTCCATGTACTGCTGGTCTAGCAGGCCGCGCATCGCAGGCGTGCTCATCATGGAATTTGGGTTTTGCGTCGGCGGTAGTTGTTGGTTTTGAATAAAACTATCCATTTGCTGGACGTAGCCCTGCGGAGACGCGATCGCGGCCCGTGGATCTGGTGCGGCCATGCCTTGCACGAACGTGTCTATGCCGCTCAACAAGCCAGATACGAAGCCCTGGCCTGCTTCTGCAGCGCGCGGTAAGACTTGGCTTTGCGCTTCTGCTGCAAGCAGTCCGCTTGGCGGGTTGTCGCGGCGATACTTTCTGCCGCCGGCACGGCGCGCATCAATCTCGTTTTGTATGTCTAAGTCTTCAGGCGGTATCGCCATAGCATTGCCAGAAGACGTAGCAGCTGCGATTGCGGCAGCACGGCCCATCTTCTTTTTGTCTTCAAGATATTTCATGACGCCGTCTAGCCACTGCTGATCGGCCTTCTGAGCGTCGCCGCCCATCAACACGGCACCAATACGCTCTTGCGCGTTAAGAGGCTCGCCAAAGCGCTTTGAGCTCTCTTTCGTTATTACCTTGTCGCCAGTGGCTCTGAATAGGTCTGGAAACATGACTTGCAGCGGAACACTTTCCTCGAGTCCGCCTGCATAGACGCCAGGTATGCCGTGCGAATAAGTGTCGTGATAGGCGTTATCCAGTAGATTCGCGCCAGGCATACCCCTAATGGTGCTGAAGCCACTGTCGCCTCTTTCGAGCCCGCGTAGCTCTGGCTCCGTCAAGGCGCGCACTGTGTCTTCGTAGTTGGGAAAGCCTTTGTTGCCGTATTCTTTTTTAAGCGACATTCTGCCGACGACCAATTTGCGTAGATCAGACGAAGAAATTGCTTTGCCGTTTTCTTTGGTTGCAGGCAATTGGCCTTTTAGTTGTGCTAATCCTTCAGCGGTTTCAACGCCAGCAAAGTCAGGCACAGAGCCGCGAATGTCTTTGTTAAAACGGGCGATCTCTTTCTTCGGCAGTTGCAATGCTGGCAATTGGCGCACCATCGCTTCAGCAACCATTGTGTTGAAGTTCATTGCCTCGTCACCCATGCGCGCATACACGCCGCGCACGTCGTCGCCTAACAAGCCCGCCCTGGTAATCTGGTTTTGCTTTGTTTGGGCTGCGTCACGCATTGACGCCCAGCCCAACAAGTTGTTGCCATAAGAATTCATCAACGGGTAGTTAGGCCCGCCTTGAAGTTGAATTGGCGCGTCTAGCGGCACGCCTTCGACATTGTCCAAAATCCCACCGGCAATACTGGCGTCGCCCTGTATCGGCACCAGCATTTCACCCTGCATAGATTCGGGCGTGATGATATCGCGCTGCATGACGTCTACGTCTTGCGACGCGCCAGGCGTCATGCGCATACGTTCGCGCCGACCAAATGCCGTGCGATCAGCGGCTATTTCCCCTAGGTACTTGTTAACGGAATTGAGCTCGCTCTTGCTGACTTCTTCGCCACGCAACACTTTGTCCATCGAGGCACGCAAGACCGGCGACAATGAGGCTGTGACGATTCCGGCTTCAGCGTCTTGTGGCGCTGCAGATAGCGTGGTCATCGCGGCCAATGGGATGCCGTATTTCTTTGCAATATCGACGTACTTGTCGTCAAAAATAACGTAGTTTTCCGTTTGCTGACCGCGCCGCCTGCTACGGCTATTACCGTCTAAATAGCGAACACCCTTCAGCCCAGCGTCTTGCAGTGTTTGCGCAGCAAATTCGGAACCGTCGTTTTCTAGATAGCGAAGCAACTCCATGCCATAAGGGTTTTCTTGGGCATATGTGTTAAGAATTTTAGATACAGTCTCAAACCAATCAGTTGCTTCTAGTTTGGCTTGCACGCCTGGTGGTTGCTCATCAAGCGGCGCGAAAAGATCAAGCAACTCGTCGTTATTTGCTTGAATGCGTACCTGGTACATGTTGCCAAAATTGACCGGCTTGCCTTCACTGTCGCGAAAGGCTTCCATCTCATCGGCAAAGGCGTTTGCCTGAGACCTGTAGTCTTGATCGTAATAAAAATCTTTCGCGCGCTCCCGAAAGTCTCGCGGACGATCGTGCATCATTGCACGCTCGATCAGTTCTGCTCGGGTATAGTCGCCTGCATTTAGCGCCCTTTCGTTTTCGAGCAGTAGGTAATTCTCAAAGTCGTAATTGCGCGGAGTCAGCTGCCTTAAATACTCTTCAGCAACATTTTCGCTTTCAGCAAAATAGCCACCACGGCCATAGGCTTGCGCGCCTTCGCCAGTGCCCATGTATTTGTTGAATTGGAATTGTTCAAAATCAGCTGGAGAACCGTGGTAGCCAAGGATGCCTTGGTTCGCAGCCGCGTCTGCAGCATCAGCTGCGCGCAAGCTCGCTAGGGTTGCGTCATCAATCAG